AAAAACATCGAGCACCAAGCGTTTGTACAAGATTGTTTAACAAATGATGTACTACGTAAGGTAGGAAATACATATTTAAATGGAGACGAAGCTATTGGAGATAGTTTAGAAGAAGCAGTTCTATATCTTAAAGATAAAAAGAACTCTAATATTTATACAACTTTAAAAGCACGTCTCAAATCATATAGTTAATGACTGTACAAGAAATGCATCACGCGGTAGAACAAGGTCTACAAAAAGTAGCCTCTAACTCATTCGACACATTTTTGCCGGAAGAGTTAGATTTTGCTTTGAATAAAATGCAAGAACGTTTTGTTAAACAACGTTTTTGGAGTTTATCAGATCCTAAACAACAGGGTCTTCACGGTGCGCAAAAAAGAGTTGATGATTTACGTATACTCACTGTATTAGATTATAGTGACGATGTAGTAACTCCTGACCTTTATGCGGATCATGAAGACTTTGATCTACCTACTGATTACATGTTCTTAATAAACGGTAGAGTCAAAATATTATATGATGACTGTCAAGTTGATCCAGAACTAGTTACAAATAGTACATTTAGTAACGCAGATAGCTGGAGTCTAGGTCTAGGTACTGATCCCAGTACTTATAAATGGGCAATAACAAGCGGTCATTTAAAACATTCTAGTGGATCTACAGATCCTGCTAGACATTCAATAAGGGTTGTAAAAGGCAATAAATATTTAGTAACATTTTTATTAAAAGATGCAACACAAGGAACAGCTGGATATGCTGGATCATTAACAGTGTCTTTAAATGATGTTATAGCTGGAGGTTCTAATACTTCTCCAACATTTAGTTATACTTCAGGTTCTACTAATATGTTGAACAATACAAGTGATACAGTAAAAAAACAAATAGAATTAGAAGTTATAACAGATTGGAGATCTGATTCTGCAAATAGTCCAGGAAATAATAATGTCTTAAGATTTAACCCAAGTAGCGATTTTACAGGTAGAATAGATGAAGTATCTGTAAAACGTATAAAAGAAATACCATTGCGTATAATTGAACCCGATGATGCTTATAATATTTTAGGTAATCCTTTTGCTACGTCTACTCCAAATAGTGCAATTGGCATAGTAAATAACACTGAAATTAAAGTTTTTAATAACAAAAGTTATCTATTAAAAGGACTGAACGCAGATTACATTAGGACACCTGTAGAAATTTCTCTATCTTCGGGGGTAGATTGTGAGTTAGCAGATCATACACATCAAGAAATAGTAGACCTTACGGTCAAGCACTTATTAGAAGCCACAGAGTCACAGAGATACCAGACGAATATTGCAGAAAGCTCACAGACTGAATAACTTTATTTTTAATTTTAAATTTTTATTATCATGGCAAAAAAAGAAGTGCTTATCATCAACAGTGACGCAGCCGCATCTAGTGCTTTCGAAGCAGCTAAATTTGGTTACGTAAAAGATGGAGCTACAAGAGTAGCAACATTAACATCTGGAGATGAAGAAGTATCATTATTTTATGGTACGGCAAACGTAGGTCCTATTAGTGAAGGGGACGTAAAAAAAATCACAACACTTTCATATGCTGCAGGTACTGCTCAAGAGAGTAAAGCAACTGTTGTATTAGATAGTGCAGGAAATGCAGAGATTAAAGTGATTAACACAACATCAGGAACAATGAATCTTCCTGTTAAAACTTTTGAATCTGTAGGATCAGGATCAGCAAGTAATGCTGCTGCTGCAATTAAAGCTTTAATGGATACTGAATTTGCTAAGTCTGATTCTCCATTCTTTGGATTTTCAACGACTGTATCAGGTGCAGTTATTGACATTATTGCTCCTATTGATTCACATTTTAGACTATCTGGTAATGATGCATCAACATTTGCATACACTGGATCTGGAACAGCTCTAGCAGTTCCTTCAGTAGGTACTGAGGCTAAAGTGAAAGAACTAGAAAAATTAGGTAATACTGATAAAGGTGTATTTGGAAGAGCTGGATCTGCAGCAACTTTCAAGCAGCCTGATTCTGTTGTTTCTGGAAATTATGATCTTTTATTAATCGAAGGAACAAAAAGTTCAAACTCTAAAGCAGTAGGTAATGCTAAAAATTACGATCATTTCGAAATTTGGGTAGCAGTTAAAGACGGTAACTCGACTGTAACACCTGCCGCTATTGTAACACAAGTTGAAAAACTTAAATAATATTTAAAGTAAACTTTACTTTGTTTATTTAGTTAGTTGTAAGAAAGGCGGTGCTTATCCATCGCCTTTTTTATATTAGAGAAAAATTTGTAAATTTAAGAAACACAGAATTGTGACTATAGAAAGCTTAGAACTATTAATAGAAGACATCCTACAAAAGTATCCAAATGAATCTTTTAGCAAGACAGCAGACCGTATATTACAAAAGTGTGATTTATTTTCACACAGAACATTAAGAAGACGGGTTGCGAAAGTAGCAAAACAGATGAAAGAAAATTTATCTGGTGTAGCTACAACGTATAATTATAAAGGCGAACAGCCTATAACCTCATTAGAGGAAGCTATAAAGTTCTTTGATATTGATGTCAACGAGTACGAAGTTACCGGGTATTCTTGTAATGCTTGGGACGTAAGTACAAAGACGGGTAAAAAGACTAATTATCAGGTGAAGCTCACGTTAAAACCGAGAGCTGAAGAATTAGACTATCAAGAAGTCAAAAAACAACTTGACTATGCGATATCTAAAGTTAATATAAATAAGATTCCTGGTGTAAATACAGGAGTCATATGTCTGGCAGATTTACATATTGGCGCTGATATTAGAAATTTACAACGTACACCGGATTTTAATTTTAAATCTGTAATACAGTATTTAAAAGATATTGCAAATCAGGTGAACCAACGAGGATATGAAAAAGTAGAAATTATATTTCTAGGAGATTTCATAGAATCGTTTACAGGACTTAACCACATAAATTCTTGGAAATCTATGGGTAAAGGAATGTATGGACATCACGTTGTGATTTTAGCATTTGAGATCATGAGAGAGTTTATAAAAAATGTAAACAATCTCAAGTCTATACACATGGTTTCTGGTAACCATGATAGATCGACCTCAGATGCTAAACATGACAACGAAGGAGATGTAGCAGGATTACTAGCATATATGCTTCGTAATTCTTTAGATAGAGTAAATGTAGAATTCTCTCCTTTAGTATTAGGAAGTGCAATAGATGGAATATATTACATAATGACACATAACCATCATGCACTATCTAGAAGAGATTTAGGAAAGATAATGTTTGAGTATGGTAAGCAAGGAATGTATAATGTACTTTTAGGAGGGCACTGGCATTCTAGAAAAAGTAAAAAGGTCTTTCATACGTTACAAGAAACATATGTAGATCAAGCAGATTATAGAGCTATTGATGTTGCTCCATTGTTTACCGGCAACTTTTATAGCGAATCTATGGGTTATTCTAGCTCAGCTGGATACACACTTATAGAAAATAATGGTAAAGGTAAACCTAACGTATTTGATTATTCATTATAATGGCAGCAGGTTCACACAATTTTAAAATAGAACAAGGAGCAACTTTTAATAATACTATAACATATGAAGATGCTTCTGGTAATAAAATTAATTTATCAGGTGCTGCTATAACATTAAAAGCTAAAGATAATAGGTCTGATACAAATTTTGTTTTAAATTTGTCTGTAGGGAATGGTATCACATTAAGCAATCCATCACAAGGAGAGTTTAGTATTTCAATACCAGCAGCAACTACAGCAAATTATGATTGGAATAGAGCATTCTATGATTTAGATATAACATTATCCGGAGTAGTTACAAGATTATTACAGGGTCAAATACAAATAGTTAAATCAGTAAGCGGATAGTTATGGCGAATACGTATGTTACTATATCAACTCCTGCAGGAAATGTAGTTAAAGTTTCCGAAGCTACTAGCAATAAAATTGTTGCTTCTGGAAATACAATTAAGGTAATATCGGTAGGTGCGCAAGGACCTGCAGGTGCAGGAGATTTAAACGCAGTACATACGCAAGACGCAGCAGCTTCCACTTGGCAAGTAACTCATAATTTAGGAAAGTACCCATCAGTTAGTGTAGTAGATACCGCTAATACTGCTGTAAATGGAAAAGTGTTATATCAAGACTGGACAACGAACCAATTAAGCACTTCCAAATTACAGATTATTTTTACCGCAACATTTGCAGGTAAAGCTTTTTTAAATTAAAAAATTAATATCATGTCAATAAAATATTTAAATCATATAAACTTACAAGGTAACAGAATAGAGGGAGCTGCTATTGAACCTTTAGGATCAGCTCCTAGTAATAATCTACAAATAGGTAGAGTTTATTATGATACTTCCGGCTTAACAAAAGCATTAAGAATATACGATGGTAGTAACTTCGTATCTATTACTGGAGATGTTACAGGAGTAGCAAATACAACTACAGGTCAGTTAACTATAACAAATCCAGATGGTCCTATACCAAGTTTTGCTATTGTAACAGGCGCTGTATCAAATAATGGTGCAGGATTAGCTACACAAGCACAAATTAAAACGTATGTAGATTCGGTAGTAGATGATTTTGATACTCTAGCTGAACTTACAGATACTAATATAACCTCTGCTGCAGATGGAGCTATGCTTCTATATGATACAGGCACATCTAAATGGATTGATAACATAATGTCTGGAGATGCTACACTAGCAGATAGTGGAGCTCTTACTTTAGCTACAGTTAACTCTAATGTAGGATCTTTTGGATCTGCTACAGCTATACCAGCCATAACGGTTAACGCAAAAGGTTTAATAACAGCAGTAACTACTAATGCTATATCAACCACATTAACTGTAGATGCAGACAGTGGTACAGGAAATGTTGCATTAGCTACAGACGATTTAAGAATTGTTGGTACAACTAACGAGATTGAAACGTCAGTAGGTAAATCAGGAACAGATGTAACTGTGACAGTTGGTTTACCAGATGATGTATCTATTACTAGTCAGCTTACTGTTGGTACAGCTTCTGGTACAGATGCACCTGTTATTAAATCTATATCTAATTCTACAGCAGAAAATATTTTATTAGAGGGAAGAGAAACTTCATCTGCTTCTGCTCCTGATTTAGTTCTTTATAGAAATGCAGGAACTCCTGTTGATAGTGACACTTTAGGTGTCCTTGAGTTTAGAGGCAGGAATGCAATGGGTACTCCTAATACAGCAGATATAAGTTATGCTGGTTTCTACAGTAGAATCTATGATGCATCTAATCAAGATTCTATAATGGGTCTATCTTTAAATAAAGGTAACGGATCTGGTGCATACAAAACAGCTGCTTTATTTAAACTATTAGGAAGTAACAATAGTGGTACCGGTGCACTTCTTATTAACCCTGCAAATGAGCTATCAGTTC